ATGGATGCTGACCGTCTTTTTGCGAAGGAGAACGCGCCGACGGCGGAGCAAATGCTTGCGGCGCTCGTCCGCCTGCTGGAAGACCAGGAGGGCGTGACGATTGAATACCGCGTCGTAGAAAGTGACCCGCGCACTTGACGCGGTGGAAGTCTTGCGGTGGATGTGGATGCAGCGGTGGAAGCCGCTGGAATCAGGTGTGTAGTTGGCGCACGGGAAGAATGCCGCGCGCAAAGGCAAGACCCTTGGTTTACAAAAAAGCGCGGCGGTGGTAATTGGGTTGACACGCCGTGCCGCAACTGCTTTTCAGATTTTCTGCATTTTTGTCAACTGACTTACAATAGAAGCACCAGCACGCCGACCACGAGCGCCGCAACGCCCAGCACCTCGACCAGACACCCGCTGCACCCGGTCATACGTTTCATTTTTGCCCGCCGCCCACTACGAGTCGTCGGGACACCTGTCCAGCGGGCAAAGCGCTGCTTGGCGGACGTGATGCCAAGCGCGCGCTTCCATGAGAATCCGCGGCGGCGATGATGATGAAAATAATGGCGGCGACGTGCCATAATGATACCTCCTATTGCTGTTCTTCTTCTTCCCCCTCACGCATTCCGCGTTGGGGGCTTTTTTATTTCCGCAGCGGCGAAGCGACCGGGAACGGCAGGCGCGTCCGGTGCGTCCTGCTCTTCCTCCGCGCTGTGGTTTGCCGTTTCTGCAACTCGACGTGCGAAATTCATGACAGTATCCCGTTCATTCTGCGGCATTGCAACAAATGTTTTCAGTATAATGTGCGCCATATTGTCGAGCTTATACTTTTCGCAGAGCTGTGAAATCAGCGAATCAGAAGATTCTTCAAACATGCTTCCTTCACCCGTCCGCAGCCAACGTTCTGACACGTTGAATTGGAGACAAACAAGCTTCAGAATTTTCTCGGTGACCTCGCGGTCACCGCGCTCGATTTGAGATAGGTACGTTTGAGCAAGCGCGACTTGTTCTCCAAAATCAGCCTGATTGAGTTTCAGACTTTTCCGAACTTGTTTAATTCGGTCGTTAATCGTTTCCGTAACGATACCCCCTTTCTGTGGTGCAGTCCTATCATAGCACGAAAATACCACAAATGCAATATTTGCAATCAAAAAAGCCTTGACAAATACCGCAAAAGCGATATAATAATAGTGCAAACGCGATAAATTAAAGGAGGGCAGAAGATGAGTAGCAAAGAAAGACCAGAAGTCGAAACGCTTGCAGAAATAATCGCTGGCTTAACGGCAACTCAGCAAGCGCTACTATATGGCTTTGCACAAGGCGTAGCCCTTGCATCTACACTGGACAAGAAGAGCGCATAAGGAGGTGTTTCCATGCCGGATTTGCTCACCCGCCCCGGCGCACCGACCGCCGAGCAGCTCATCGCGACCCTCGTCAGCCTGCTGGAAGACCAGGAGGGCGTGAAAATCGAGTACACCATCGTGGACAAGCACGACGGCAACGACGACAACAAGGGCGCAGGCTAATCCCCCGCGCCCATCCCCCAACGACCAAATAAGGAGGTTTCCCTATGACCATTGGTGACAAGATGACCATCACAACGTGGCGTGCGCGTCAGCTGGCGTACCTGGAAGAGATGTACTCCCCGCGCGAACACATGGGCAAGCTGATGAGCCACCTCGGCGCGCGGCACGTCTACATACAGCTGTACAGCACCATGCGCGTGGCACTGAACAGTATGCCGGAGCAGCCCAACACCTACGTCGCTATGGCGGTCTACCGCAAGCTGCGCGAGGACATGTCCACGCTCGACGATATGCTTGACCAGCTGGAGGACACCGGGCTGTATGACCCGGACGAGTACGGCCCCGACGGGGTGGAGGTGTGACGCAATGAGCCTGACCCCCTGCGGCTACGTCGTCCAGATCCGCGTCGCGGACGTCTTGTGCCTGTACTTCACCCGCCTGTCCCAGGGCGGCATTGACCTGACTGCTGACCTCGACAAGGCAATGCTCTTCGACACCGAGGAGCGCGCCCGCGATTTCGCCCTGCACGCTGGCTACGTCCTGCGCGTGGACGAGAACGCCTTTGCGGTGGAAACGTGCTTCGAGATGACCACGCCCGACGGCGACGTGGACTTGATTGAGGCATCGCACGTCCTCCGCCCGGACGACAACAACGAGTAAACGACAAGAGGAGGTTTCCCCCTATGAGCTTTGAGATGGCACTTCTCGCCGCATTCGCCACGCTGATTGGCATCCCGGCGGCAATCCACGCCCTGGGCGAACTGCTGGTTTCCCTGGACTGCCGCACGGCATCGCGCCAGAAGCGCAGGGAGATTCGCGCTGCCATGGCGCAGCAGCCGTCTCCCGTCACCCCCGGCATGACTGCCATGATGTGCCGCCTGAAGGGAGGGCGTTTCTGATGGCCGACAAGCCCACTGACTTCTACCGTATGCGGGCAAAAGTGCTTGAAAAGCAGCTGGAGCACGAGCAGGAGTGGGAAACGTACTTCCCCGGCATCACCAACCGGGAATACGCCACCTATGCGGATGCGTGCGCGTGCGGCATGGCGCGGCGGCTGGACGAAATCGAGGCGGCGGATCTGGTCGCGTCGTGGTGCGGCTTCCAGCGGGAGCGCATCACCATCGTGACGACGGAGAAGCCGCTGGAACGCAACCGCCACGGCGACATCCGCTGCGAGGACGGCGTTACCAACTACGACCGCCGCCCGGTGCTGGTGCACACATTCTCCGTGCGCACCCCTGACGGCGCGCCCCGTGGCGAGGGCAACATCCACTACATCCGCTTCGAGGTGCTGGGGCGGCTCTATGAGCTGATGGACGGCGCCCTGCGTGTGCTGTGAGGAGGTGGAGGATATGTCTGACAGCGTTCTGATTACGCTGCTGATTTGCGCGACGGTGCTTGCGCTATCGCTCATTCCGAAAAACAAGTAACGATATTTTGAAGGAGGTTTCCCCATGAACGTATTCTTCGGCACCGGCCGCCTGACCGCTGACCCCATCATCGGCGTGGCCAGCGGCAGCGGCACGTCCGTCGCCCGGTACACCCTTGCCATCCCGCGCTGCCTGTCGGGCGAACAGCAAATCACCGACTTCGTGCGCTGCAAGGCGTTCGGCAAGGGTGCCGATTTCGCCGCCAAGTACCTGCACAAGGGGCAGCGCGTCGCCGTGCGCGGTTCGCTGGAAGTGAGCAGGTACGAGAAGGACGGTGTGCCGCAGACGATGGTGGAGGTCATCGTCAGGCAGCAGGAGTTCTGCGACGCACCCCGCAAGAAGCAGGAAGAGCCGGACGACGACCGCGATTTTCCGGAGTCGCTGGAGGAGGTGACGGGCGTTGAAGTACCCTTCTAAGGCAAAAGAAGCCATCCGCGCGAAGGAAATGCAGCCCGTGACGCTCGCCGAGGCGCTGTCGCTCCAAGACACGCAGCGCAAGTACGGCAACGAGAAAGTCGTCATCGATGGCATGACGTTCGATAGTCAGGCGGAATACCGCCGCTGGCGTGAACTCTGCCTGATGGCGCAGGCGGGCGAAATCGGCGATTTGCAGCGTCAGGTGCGGTATGAGCTTGTCCCTGTTCAGCGGGACGAGGACGGGAATGTTCTTGAGCGTGCGTGCTTCTACGTCGCCGATTTCGTCTATACCGACGCGGACGGGCGCACCGTCGTGGAGGACGTGAAGGGCTTCCGCACGAAGGAGTACCTCATCCGGCGCAAGCTGATGCTGTTCCGCTACGGCATCCGCATTCAGGAAGTGGAGGTGTAAGCGATGCTGACGACCATTGACCGCTCCAAGCTGGCGCTCTGCCCGCTGTGCAGTATGCCCGCCATCATGGAGAACCCGTATGTGCGCGAGGACGCGCTGTGGATTCGGTGCAAGACTTGTGGATTTCATGCCTGCGTCTTCAAGGACGAGGCGACCGCGCGGAAGCGGGAGGGAACGGAAGATGAGCGGCCGGAACGAGCGCCCCAAGCAGGTTGACCGGATTCTGGACTACATGCGCCGCTACGGGTCAATCACCACGCTGGACGCGATGCTTGACCTCGGCATCCTGCGCCTTGCAAGCCGCATCAGCGAGCTGAAGAAGGCGGGTGTCCCCATCCGCCGGGACTGGGCGAAGGTCACAAACCGCCACGGGGAAACGTGCAACGTACTGCGCTACAGCCTGGATGACAGCTTTGGCAGCAGCCTCGATAGCAGCCTCGATACGCCCGGCGGCGAAGAATAAGGGGGGGCAGCACCATGCCGATTGTCAACTATGTGCGGGAACATATGCGGTTCATCGAATATGCGTCTGATGAAGGACTTTCGTCCGGAGAACGCCTTGTGTGGTATGCGCTGATGCACATCATCAACGGACGCGCACAAGGGAACATCTGGCCGGAGGGGTTCATCCGCATTGCGAATGACCGGCTTCTCGCACTCTGCCCCATGCAGTTAGGTGCCGTCATCATGGCGCGGAACAGCCTCAAGCAGCGCGGCTTAATTGACTTCATCCCCGGCAGCAGGAACAAACGCGCCCCCGCCTACAAAATCAATTTCTTCTCCCCCGAATTTCCGCCCGATTCCCCCGGCAAAGCGGAGAAAATGCAAAGTTACTGCGAAAATCGAAGTAACTACAATAATAACATGGGGAGTAACTACGATAATAACATAGGGGGTAACAACGGTAACATAGTACCAAACTATACGGAAAGAGAATACCAAACAGGGAAAACGGGTTACCCAGAAGAAGAGAATGAGGAATACACCGAAGCGGAACGCGCGTGTACGGGCGGGCGCGCGCGCGATAAGCAAATCGCCGCCATCTGGCGGTCTGATTTCGGTGCGCTGCCCACCCCGGCGCAGGTGCAGCGGCTCTCCACCGCGGCGGATGTGCTGCAAATGCCGCTGACAGTGCTGCGCGAAGCCGTCCGGTGCGCCGCCGCGACGGGCGCGAAGTCCCCGACGGCGTATGTGCTGACGCTCCTGCAAGACTGGCACTATGCGGGCGTTCGGACGGCGGACGAGGTGGGCGAATACGCCTATTTGCGCGACGTGGTGGAGGGCAGACAGCCCGGCGACCGCGAAAAAGCACAGCAGGCGCTGGCACAGATGCGCCGCCGCCATCAGCGCCTGCCGGAGGACAGCGAGGAAGGGGCGGACGGCTGATGCAAGCAAGCGACATGACAACGGAGCAGCTGATTCGCTACTTCCGGTGCATGGGCAGTGCGAACGCGGTCTGCCGCGAGCATCAGCGCTGCCCGGATTGCCCGTATTACGTTCCGCAGAGCTACAACGTGCGCTTCCGTGACGCGGCGATGGAAATCGCCAATCGGCTGGAAGCTGCACTGAACCGTGGAGGACAAGCAACATGAGCAACCAATCCCCCTGCACCGACCCGCCCTACCCCTGCACGGCGCTGACGCTGGCGGAAAAGAGTGCCGTACTGGACGACCTGACGCGCCTGCTCCACCGCCAGCCGATGCTCCTTGACGAGGCGGAAGCGGTGAAAGCCGCAATCCGCGCCCTGCGCAAGGCGGCGACGGCGGATGAGTGCCGGGTGCGCAAAATTCCTGTGTACGGCATGGGACAAGCGAAGGACGCGGCGTATTCTCAGCGCGGCGATGACTATCTGCTCGAAGCCCAGCGCGTGGCAGAAGAGAATCCGCCGAATACGTCAGATATGCCGGAGAACGCCTCGGAGAATCCGCCGGAGACGGTGGAGGAAGCCGAAAATCCGCCGAAAGTGCCGCCGAAAAAGCGAAATGGCGGCTGGCGGTGCTGATAGGCGATTCGGGAGGGGCGAACATGCGGGCGAAAGAGTATCTGTCGCAGGTGCGTTTTCTCGACGAGCGGATCACCTGCAAGCTGGCGGACGCAGCGCGATTGCAGGACATGGCGACGCGCATCACGCCCATCCTGCGGGAAGACGGCGTATCCGGGGGCGGCGGTGCGCCGGATCGTCTGGCGGACGCGGTGGCGAAAATCGTTGACCTGAAAGCCGAAATCAACCGGGACATCGACCGCCTGGTGGACAAGAAGCGCGACATCGCGGCAAAGCTGGGCAAACTGACCGACCGGCGGTATTACGCGGTGCTTTTCCGGCGGTATCTGCTGTTTGAGACGTTCGAGAAGATTTCCTGCGAGATGAACTACTCGTGGCGGCACGTCTGCTCCCTGCACGGGCAGGCGCTGGAGGCGTTTCAAAAGGTGCTGGACGCGGAAAAAGACGCTTGATGCGGCGCGGAGGTGAGTTTCAATCCACGCTCCCCACACGGGGAGCGACTATGGGTATACGACATTGGCAACAGTGTGTGATATTTTTCAATCCAGCCCCCACGCGGGGAGCGACCCGCGCTTACGCGTTTTCTTCCGTAGCCTTGCCGGAATCCGCGTGTGCTTCCAACTTGAGGGGAACTTTTCGCCCGGTGGAGGCTCACGGCACGAGCAAATCCACCGGGATTCCCAGCGCGGCGGCGACGGTGCGCATCCGCTCCAGCGGCACGGACTGCTTGCCGTACTCCCACAGCTGCACGACACGTTCAGCGCTTGCGCCGGTGTAGCCGCACATTTCACCAAGGGCGCGCTGGGTCAGTCCGCGCTCCTTGCGCTTGCTCTTGATGAGGGCAGGGATGCTTTCGACAGGGGGATTCGACGGGGTGTAGCACATGATGATGACACTCCTTTCATGTACTATTGTGCCGCAATAAACATATTGTGTCAAGAGACGAAACGAAGATTTTCACGATTTTTCGCTCAATCTGCATGAAATGAAACCGTGAACGCTTGTCGCTTGCTTGACTTCCTGCCCTGCATATGTTACAATCAGGAGGTGAAGTATGTAAATGCTCGCTGTCGCTCTCTTCGCGGAGAGTGTGGATTGAAATAAATGAGCCGTTCGGCTTGTGTGCTTTTCTTTTAGTCGCTCCCTGCGTGGGAGCGTGGGTTGAAAGAAATAGGATAACCAGCAGGACAATCGCTGCAAGTTCCAGCTTGCGGCGATTTTTTTCTTGCCATTACTGCAGATGTGTGCATAGAATATCATAGTATTTCATACCCCACTCATGCTATACTGCACATGGAAACCTCCAATCACCTCACCCGACGGACGCGCCAGTCTCCGCCGGGTATTTTTGTGCCCCAAATTCGCTGCGCCCCGCGTGTGGAGGCGCAATTCCGCATTCCAGAAAGGATGGTGGACTTGGCTGGACTGACCGAGAAACAGCGCCGCTTCTGCGACGAGTACCTGATTGACCTGAACGCGACGCAAGCCGCCATCCGCGCCGGATATTCCCCGAAAACGGCAGCGGCGATTGCGGCAGAAAACCTCACAAAACCTAAGGTTGCTGAAAACATCAAAAAGCGCATGAACGAAAAGGAAGATGCGCTGATTGCCAAGCAGGACGAAGTGCTGAAATACCTGACGGCGGTGATGCGCCGGGAGATGAAGGAATTTGTCGTCGTGACCTGCATGGAGGAGAAGACGGAAGTCATCCCTGGCGAGGGCGGCAGCAAGCCCACCCGGCGCACGACGAAGAAGGAAGAACCGAAGGTCGTCGAGATTCCGGCGCGGCTGTGCGACGCGAACAAGGCGGCGGAGCTGCTGGGCAAGCGCTACGGGCTGTTCACGGACAGGGTGGATGTGTCGGGCAGCCTGCCGGTGATTTTGGCGGGAGAGGATGCGCTTGACGACTAATCAGCCGCGAATCTACCTGCCGGATGTCGTCGGGCGCGGCTACGGCGCGTTCTGGCGCTTCACGGGGCGCTACCGCGTGTGCAAAGGCAGCCGCGCAAGCAAGAAAAGCACCACGACGGCGCTGAATTTCATCTACCGCATGATGAAGTACCCCGGCGCAAACCTGCTGGTCATCCGCAAAACGTACCGCACCTTGCGCGATAGCTGCTTCACACAGCTTCTCTGGGCGATTCACCGCCTGCAAGTGGAGGCGTTCTGGAGCTGGAAGGAAAGCCCGCTGGAAATCACCTACAAGCCGACTGGGCAGAAAATCTACTTTCGCGGCATGGATGATCCATTGAAATTGACCTCCATCACCGCGCAGAGCGGCGTGCTGTGCTGGGTGTGGATTGAAGAAGCCTACGAAATCATGAACGAGAGCGACTTCAACACGCTGGATGAATCCATCCGCGGCGAATGCGCACCGCCGCTGTTCAAGCAAATCACGCTGACGTTCAACCCGTGGAATCAGAAGCACTGGCTGAAAGCGCGCTTTTTTGACGTGCAAGACCCGGACATCCTCGCCATCACAACGAACTACCAGTGCAACGAGTGGCTGGACAAGCAGGATTTACGCCTATTTGAGCGGATGAAGGCGACGAACCCGCGCCGCTACGCCGTGGCTGGCTTAGGGAACTGGGGCATTGTGGAGGGACTCATTTACGAGCACTGGCGGGAATCTCCGTTCGACCCGGCGGAAATCAGCCGGACGCACACCCTTGAATCCGTGTTCGGCTTGGACTTCGGCTTCACCAACGACCCGACGGCGCTGTTCTGCGGATTGCTGGACATTCCGGCGCGCCGCCTGTACGTCTTTGACGAGCTGTACGAACGGGGGCTGACGAACGACATGATTGCCAAGCGCGTGACGGCGATGGGCTACGGCAAAGTGAACATCACCGCCGACGGCGCAGAGCCGAAATCCATTGCTGAGCTGCGCTGCATGGGCTTGCGCGTACACAGCGCGGCGAAAGGCGCGGACAGCATCCGCAGCGGCATCCAGTGGATTCAGAACCTCGAAATCATCATCCACCCGCGCTGCATAAACTTCCTGACGGAAATCAGCAACTACACATGGGACAAGGACAAGTTCGGCAAGATGCTCGATGGCCCCATTGACGACTTCAACCACCTGATGGACGCCATGCGCTATGCGCTGGAAAAATACATCATCAACAAGAAATGGACGTACTAACGAGAGGATGACACGAATGACAGACGGAGAAAGACTGACGGCGATTCTTGCGCAGTACGCAATCCCGTGCGAGAAGGTCAGCTTCCACGGCAAGCTGGACGCGCTGGCGGCAGGGCTGGGCATCCAGACGCAAGGGCGGCTGATGGGCGACGTGCTGGATGACATTGCCGCCAAGACGGGCGTGCAGCGCGACGACCGGCTCTATGGCGCGTTCATCCGCAAGCTGTACGAGGACGTGACCAGCGGCGAGGACGCGACGCTTTCCGGCAATCCGCTGACGCTGACGGAGTGCATCGGAGGGAAACCGCTTGGCGCACTGCATGTGTACGGCAAAAGCACGCAGAACGGCGTGCCGCTCCCGACCGCGCCCGTGCCGATTGTCAGCGCGGGCGACGGCGGAACGGTGACGGTCACGGTGTCGGACGGCGCGAACAATTCGCAGACGCTGACGCTGCAAACGCCGAACGCGCTGCCGGGCATCCCGGTTTCCTCCGGCGGGAACTACACGGACGAAAACGGGCAGCAGTGGGTCTGCGACGAGGTGGATTTGGCGCGCGGCGTGCGGGTGCAGCGTATCGGGAAAATCAAGGTAACATCGTCGCTCAATTGGCAGACGGCAGGGCGCGAGGTTGACCGCTACTTCGCTTGGTTCAACGGCGCATACACGTCGAACGTGCTCTGCACGCACTTTTCCACCGCTCTTGGCTCTGAAACGGTCGGCGGGGCGATTGCCAATCATAATAACCTTGTCGGCTTTGCATTCGCCGAAAAAGGCACGACGACCCTCGATGACTTTAAGCAGTTTTTGGACGAGAATGACGTTTTTATTTGGGCTGCGCTTGCTACACCGGTGGAAACCGACATTTCTGCGGACGAAGTCGCAGCCTACAAGGCGCTGACTACCTATGCCCCGACGACCGTCATCAGCGTGAGCGGCGGCGCGGGGCTGGCGGCAACCTACAGGCACAGGAAAGCGGCGGAATGATAGCGTTCCGCCAAGAAAAAATCAAGACAATCGAAGAAATTCGCTAAAAGCACCCTGCACGCGCACGGTGCTTTTTTTGAACCCTCAATTCACCACCAAGGAGGCGCATCCCTATGTTATCCCCCGCGGAAATCCGCACATTCATCGACAGTGACAGCGCATCCACCCGCAAGCAGCTTGCGCGGCAGGGTCAGCGCTACTACGAGGGCGACCACGACATCCGCAATTACCGCCTGTTCTTCATCAACGCCGACGGCACGCCGCAGGAGGACAAAACCCGCTCGAACATCAAAATCAGCCACCCGTTCTTCACCGAGCTGGTAGACCAAGAGGCGCAGTACATGCTGTCCGGGCAGGAAGCGTTCGTGCGGTCGGACATTCCGGAACTTCAAGCGGCGCTCGAAGATTATTTCGACGAGAATTTCACCGCCGAACTCTACGAGGTCATCACGGGCACGGTGGCGAAGGGCTTCGAGTACATGTACGCCTACAAGGACGCGGACGGCCACACGCGCTTTCAGGCAGCGGACAGCCTCGGCGTGGTGGAAGTGCGGGCAAAGGACACCGACGACGGCTGCGAGTACGTCATCTACTGGTACATCGACCGCATCGGCAAGGACAACAAAGCCATCAAGCGCATTCAGGTGTGGGACAAAAAGCAGACGCACTTCTTCTGCCAGGTGAACGAGGGCGACATTGTGCCGGACAATTCCGCACCGCTGAACCCGCGCCCGCACACCATCTGGCGCAAGCCCGGCGACGAAAGCACCTACTTTGACGGCTTCGGCTTCATCCCCTTCTTCCGCCTGGACAACGGGCAGAAGCAGTTTTCGGGGCTGAAAACCATCAAGGGGCTGATTGACGACTACGACCTCATGTCCTGCGGGCTTTCCAACAACATTCAGGACGCGAACGAAGTCCTCTACGTTGTCAAGGGGTTCGAGGGCGACAATCTTGATGAGCTGATGACGAACATCCGGGCGAAAAAGCACATCGGCATCCCGGATTCCGGCGGCGACGTTGAGATTCGCACGATTGACATTCCCTATCAGGCGCGCCAGACGAAGCTGGAACTGGACGAGAAAAACATCTACCGCTTCGGCATGGGCTTCAACGCCGCGCAGGTCGGCGACGGCAACGTGACGAACGTGGTCATCAAGAGCCGCTATGCGCTGCTTGACCTCAAGTGCAACAAGCTGGAAATCCGCTTGAAGCAGTTCATGCGCAAGCTGCTGAAAATCGTTTTGGCGGAAATCAACGAATCCGGCGGCACGGACTACCAGATGCAGGACGTGTATTTCGACTTCCAGCGCGAGGTGATGGCGAACGCGCTGGACAACGCGCAGATTGCATTGACCGACGCGCAGAAGCAGCAGGCGCAAGTGAACACGCTGCTGGCGCTCACCGACGTGCTGGATGACGAAACGCTGCTGGAAAACATCTGCGACGTGCTGGAACTGGACTACAAGACGATTCGCGGGCGGACGAAATCAGACGACGGCGCGGCGGACGTGGTGCTGGCGGACGTTCCGGCGGAAGAGGATGACGCGGGGTGATGTGAATGCGCAAGAGCGAGAAGGAAGCCCTGCAAGCCATGCTGGATGATGAGCAGGAGACCATCAAGGCACTGGAAAAGGCGTACCAGCGGGCGATTCGGCGCATCGACAACCACATTCGCATCCTCGAAAGCGACGAAATGACGCAATCGAAAATCTACCAGAAGCGTTATCAGGAGGCGATGAAAGCCCAAATCAACGCCGCGCTGGACGAACTGCACAAGAAAAGCAATCAGACCATCGAAGAATACCTGACGCGCAGCTACCAGCACGGCTACGTCGGCACAATGTACAGCCTGCACAAGCAGGGAATGCCGATTCTCGCCCCCATTGACCAGCGTGCCGTCACCCGCGCCGTCCGCACGGACAGCAAGCTCAGCGGGCGGCTGTACGGTGAACTCGGCGTGGATATGCAGAAGCTGAAGAAGACCATCCGCCGGGAAATTTCCGTCGGCATCTCCATCGGCAGCGACTACAGCATGATTGCACGTCAGGTGCAGATTTCGTCCGGCATTCCGCTCAAACGCGCGAAGACGATTGTCCGTACCGAGGGACACCGTATTCAGCAGCAATCCGCCGATGACGCGCGCAACGCCGCCAAGGGTCAAGGCTGCCAAGTGGTCAAGCAGTGGGATGCCGTGCTGGATGGCAACACGCGCACGGATCACCGCATCCTGGACGGGCAAATCCGCGAAGTCGGCGAACCGTTCGAGATAGACGGCAAGAAGGCGCAGTACCCCGGCGCATTCGGGCGCCCGGAGGAGGACTGCAACTGCCGGTGCGTGGCGCTGACGCGGGCAAAGTGGGCGCTGGATGAAGCCGAATTGCAGACCATGAAGGACAGGGCGAAGTTCTTCGGGCTGGACAAGGCGGAGGGGTTCAGGGAGTTTGAGGAGAAGTATCTGAAGGCCGCAGAGGAAAGCGAAAAAGTATTCTACAATCAGGAGCGAATCACAAAAAGCCGAGCGTTCGCGGTGGATTCCAAGGTGATAGAAAGCCGGGAATACGCGGACAAATTCGACCTGATGGCGAACAGCCCGCAAGAGCGGCGCGAGTTCCTGAAAGCCGCCAAGGAACTGCTGCAGCATCGTTCCGGGCAGAACGGCGAGGACTTGTACCTGTATAACCGCGATAGGCAGACGTGGGTGAAGTCCGTCACAGGCAGCAAGCCGGGAACGCCGGAGTACACGCAGGAAATTCGCAGCGCTATTAGCAAGGCTAAGGCGAAAACCGAGCAGGTGGTGGCGTTTCACAACCACCCCGGCAGTATGCCGCCGAGCATTGAGGACATCAATGTATCAGTACAAAACGGATATGCTGCTGGTTATGTGCTTTGCCATGATGGAACAATTTACAAGTACAGCGCACCAAAGGAAGCTATTGCAAGAACGATATATGAAATGCGGGTTGACAGCTTCAAAGTCGAGGGGTATAATGAACGTGAAGCGCAACTGATGGCAATGAAATACTTGTCAGAATACTATGACTTTGTTTTCAAGGAGGTGAAGTAGTCGTGCTGAAATTGCGTTTTGGGTATCAGGAAAACGATAATATTGACTATGAGTTCCGAAACCAGCTTGCCGCAATGAGCAAAGAAGAAAAAGAAACGCTCTTGAAAGAGTATGAAGATCTTGCTGCACGTCAGATTCAAGAAGCGAAAGCGCTGCCTGAAAAGCCGGAAATGAAAGTGCGTTTTTTGCGTAGTGAGGGCGGGGCTTGGCTGGAAAAAGGCAAGGTGTACGACGCTTATCACTCTGCTGTGACAGGCGACTACTACGTCATCGATGCCAGCAAGGAAGCACGCCTTCGTCCTGCGGAGGACTTTGAAATCGTGGAAGAATATTAAGCACCCTGCCCCCCGCAAGGTGCTTTTTTGATACGTTGAAAGGAGTGCGTAAACATGAACATGACCAGAGAGAAGCGAATCCAGCAAATCAAGGACTGCGGGCAGACCATCACCGAAAAGGCAGAAAGCATCTACGGGGATTATGCCTGCCCGACGAACTTGCAGGTGGTCATTACCATGAAAGCGAATGAACTGCCGACCATCACCGTGAATCGGGAGTTTTTCAGCGACATCATGTTGGAACGCAATGGCGGGCATATCAAGCAGGCGTCTTTGAACCAGCTTTGAAACTTGTTTGAAACTAAAAATTGCAAGTTGCAAAGAGAAATTGCAACTTACCATCAACTTGCAATCAACTTAATCCGTGAAAAGCAGCCGCACACCTCGTGCAGGCTGTTTTTTCATACAATAATTCCGAAAAGGAGTGGTATCATGGACATCTCTACCATGGGCACGGTGCTGGCGATTGTCGTCATCACCTACCTGATCGGACTGCTCTGCAAGACCATCAGCGCCATCAAGGACGAACTGATTCCCGTCATTGTGGGCGCAGTCGGCGGCGTGCTGGGCATCGTGGGCATGTACGTCATCCCGGATTTCCCGGCGAAGGACGTGCTGAATGCGCTCGCGGTCGGCATCGTGTCGGGGCTCGCCTCGACGGGCGTGAATCAGGTGTATAAACAGCTCGGCAAAGCAGAAATTGACCCCGGTGGTGATTGACGATGGCATCAAAAACGGTCAGCGCGGCGGAGGTGGTCGCCCTCTTCCGCCGCGCGCTGGCGGAAAAATGGGGGTACATCTGGGGCGGCACGGGGCAGGTTCACACGCAGCGTGCGCAGGACAGCGCCACCCGCGCGCAGACGATACGCTACGGGCAGCAGTGGGTCGGGCGGCGCGTTGCGGACTGCTCCGGGCTGTTTTGGTGGGCGTATAAGCAGCTGGGCGGGTATATGTACCACGGCAGCAACACCATGTGGCGCAAGTACGCCGCCGCCAAGGGCGCATTGCAGGGCGGCAAGCGCACCGATGGTCAGCCGCTCAAGCCCGGCACGGCGGTGTTCCTCACCAAGGGGAGCGACCGCCATCATGTCGGGCTGTACGTCGGCGATGGCGAGGTCATCGAGGCAAAAGGCACGGCTTACGGCGTGGTCGAGAGCAAAATCACCCGCTGGAACGAGTGGGCGGAGCTGACCGGCACGGCTTACGCCGTGGATGCGCCTGATTCGCCCGCTGACACGCCTGTCACGCCCGCCCCGACCGAGAACCCGGCGGATGCCGGAGACGGCGCAAGCCCCCTTCTCGTCCTCAGGAACGGCAGCAGAGGAACGCAAGTCAAAGTTCTGCAATACCTGCTGATTGACGCGGGATTCGACTGCGGCAAGGTGGACGGCATCATTGGCAAGAACACCATTGCCGCAGTCAAGGCATTCCAGGCCGCGCACAGTTTGACCGCGGACGGCATCGTCGGCGCGAAGACGTGGGCGAAGCTGCTCCAATAGCGGCAATCAGGCGCACCTGACGCAAGAGCGGGTGCGCCTTTGCAATTCTGGTATACAACATCATTCTCTCGCCGGAGGCGGCGTAAAACACCGACTGCCCACGGGATGCGACCCCGTAGATAAGCGTAGGGCGGTGGAAGGAGAAACACATGACGCTTGCAGAGATTCTCAAGCAGAACGGTGTTGCGGAGGACACCATTCGCACCATCCAGAACGACATGAAAACCGCCAAGCTCTTCACCACCGGCGAGGAGAACGCGGATATTCGCCTCGGAAAGCTCAAAGGAGAACACGAAAGCGTTCGCCAGCAGCTCGAAGCAGCGCAGCAGAAGATTGCCGCCCTCGAAGCCGACAAGGCAGAACACAGCGGCAGCCAAGAGACGATGGACGAGATGCACAGGCAGCTTGAAGCGGCACAGGCGGCCCTGCAAAAGAGCCGCATGGATGCTGCTATCCACATTGCCCTCATGCGCGGTGGCGCAAGCGACATCGACTACATGACGTGGGTACTCCAGCAAAAAGGGGACGCCCTGACGCTGGACGACAAGGGGAACATCGACGGATGGGAGAACACCCTTGCCAGCTTGAAGAAAAAGTACCCGAACCAGTTCGAGAGTCAGAGCCGCAAGCAAATCGTCGAGAACCGCCTTCCGGATCAGGAGGGACACGCGCCGCTCAGCCGGAGCGAGATTCTCAAGAAGCCATACGCAGAACGGCAGAAGATTTTCGAGGAGAACCCCGAAGCCTTCCGCGCGGCGATGGCGGCGGAGAAATGACACCATTTTGTTGACATTAACAAAATGGCACAGACCATTTTCGTGAGGTCACGAAAATGATAATGAGGAGGAAAAAAATAAATGGCAGTTACCAAGCTGAACAACCTGATTAACCCCGAAGTAATGGGCGCGATGATTGGCGCGAAGATTGACGCGCAGCTGAAGCTGACCCCCTATGCGAAGGTGGACACGACGCTGGTGGGCGTTCCGGGCGACACCAAGACCGTGCCGAGCTGGAACTACATCGGCGATGCGGAGAACGTGGCAGAAGGCGCGGAGGTGGGTCTCAGCACCCTGACGGCTTCCTCGACTACCTTCACGATTAAGAAGGCGATGAAGGCGGTCGGCATCACGCAGGAAGCCGTCAACAGCGGTCTGGGCAACCCGATTGCGCAGGCGGAAACCCAGCTTGCCAAGGCGATTGCGGGCAAGGTGGACAACGACGTACTGGATGCGGTGTACACGGGCAAGAACGTCTACGCGGCTTCCGCCCTTGCGGCGATTGCCTATGGCGGACTGGTGGACGCGATTGCCAAGTTCGAGGACGAAGAGGACGGCATCGACAAAGTGATTTTCATCCACCCGGCGCAGGAAGCGACGCTGCTGAAGGACAGCGACTTCCTCTCTGCTGACAAGTTCACAGCGGGCGTGGCGGTGAACGGCGCGATTGGCAAGATTGCGGGCGCGTGGGTGAAGAAGTCGAAGAAGGTGCGCCTTGTGACCCACGAGAAGAACGAATCCGGCGACGTGACCATCGACGCGGCGAACCTTGCCGAATATCAGGCGAAGGTTGACCCGTCGGTGAGGCTGGCGGCGGGCGACAAGGTGAAGGCGCTGGCGGCGGCTTCCCAGTACTACCTCTGCCCGATTATCAAGCTGGAGCCCGATTCCCCCGAAACCGAGTACACCGAGGACGAGCTGCCCGCCGTGACCATCTTCCTCAAAAAGGACATTCAGGTGGACGCGGAATGGCTGCCGAAGAAGCAACAGACCGACGTGACGGCGGCGAAGTATTACGGCGTGGCGCTGACCAACAGCGCGAAGGTCGTGCTGGCGAAGTTCAAGAAGTGATGAAAGGAGGGGGCAAGTGTCATGCTGATGACGGTGGAGGAGCTGCGGAAGCAAATCACCACAGATGCAGATGACGCGCTGCTGGCGGCGAAACTGCGCGGCTTTGAGCTGCTGATTCGCGCCTACACGAACAACAACTTCCAGCGCAGGAGCGAACGCTGGACGGGTGACGTCGTGGGACGCACCTTTATGGGGGAAGCGCTTGTCCCCTTCTCCGTCGGCGATACGGTGCAGGTGACATTCTCCCTGTATAATGACGGGCTGTATACCGTCGAAAGCGCGGATGAACTCGCCTTCACGGTCTCAGAGCGTGGATTGAAGGACGAAATCGACGTGACGGCGACGCTCGTGCGCTATCCGGACGATGTGAAGATGGGCGTCGTGAACCTGCTGAAGTGGGAACTGGACAATCGAAACAAGGTCGGCGTGGCATCGGAGACGATTTCCCGCCACGCTGTCACCTACTTCGACCTGACGGGCGAAAACGCCGTCATGGGCTTCCCGCGCGCGCTGATGGGCTTCCTCACGCCGTACATCAAGGCGCGCTTCGGGCAGGGGGTGACGGCGACATGAAGGGCATCGGCGGCAACGTGACCGCGACGCTGCAAATCAGCGAAACGGAGACGAACGCCATCGGCGAACAGGTGCGCACATGGGCGGACTTGAAGACGCTGACCGGCTGGCTTGACCTGACCGGCGGCGACAGCAAGTATACCGTCTACAACGCCAAGGTGCAGGACAGCACACACGTCTTTGTGGCGGATTACACCAAGCTTCCGGCGGAGCTTGCGGCGGAGAACGGCCGCCTTGTCTGCCGGGGGAAGTGCTATGATGTGCTGCTGATTGATAACCCGATGGAGATGCAAAGCGGCTCACAGCTCGAAATCTACCTGAAATTCACGGGAGGAAGCACCCATGCCGATTGAATTTCGCGATTACAGCATCGAGGTCAGCGCGAAGATGAAGGACGCGGCGAAACGCTTCCTCATCGAGGCGGCGCACGAGGTGACAAGTCAGACCATCCGCACCACGTCGCCGAAGAAACAACAGCTTCGCGGCTCGTGGGGCAATTCCGTGGATGAAAACGCCATGACCGCGCAGATTGGCAGCCCGCTGGAGGAATCATTCTGGAACGAGTTCGGCACGGGCAGCCACGCCATCCACGGCGACGGGCGCAAAGGCTGGTGGGTGTACATCGAGGGGCAGCCGCGGGGCGAGAAGAACTCGCGCGTGTACGACAGCCAGCAGGAGGCGGAGGAAGCCGTCCAGTACCTCAGGAGCCAAGGGCTTCCTGCCGTCGCCACCAATGGCGAGGACGCGCATCTGACACTCCAGAAGGCATTCGCGGCGAAGCAGAACACCATCATCCGCATGGCGGAAACGATTCTTGGGGAGGAAATGAAATGACGCAGGAGGCGCTTTCCATCCTCCGCGCGGCGATGGCGGATATGCGCCTGCCCTACGCGCTGGGGCAGTACCGCGCAGCCCCGCTGCCGGAAACGTATTTCGTCGGGCAGTGGGTGGACGCGGAGAGCTTCACCGAGGACGGGCGCGCGGACAGCACGATGACCCTGCTGGGCTACAGCCGCGCGGGTCTTGATGCCCTGCTGGCGGCGTCAAAGGCGATTCAGGCGCGCTTCCCGGCGTATGGCTGGACGTGCATCACGGATCGCGGGTCAGGGCTTGCAATTTCTTTCGCGGGTGCGTCGTTTTTGCCGGATATTGACGGCGCAGCACGGCGCATCAGCATCAATCTGAACATCAAAGAATGGAGTGTGGACGAAACATGAAGGAAGGCAGAAGCGGCGCAACGAGCGCCACGCCCAAGAGCATCGTATTCGGTGCAGGCACGATTCACAAGGGGCTGAAGTACGAGGGCGCGGCGTGGAATTTCACCGATTCGCTTGTCGGCGCTACGTCCGGCGGCTCGAAGGTGTCGATTAAGCCGGAAATCACGAAGGTCGAAGTGGACGGCGTGTATGTGAACACGAAGGAGCTTTCCATCAAGACCGGCGGCACGGCGACGATGGAAGTTAGCTTCATTGAGCTGACGGAGGACGTCTTGACGGCGGCGACGCTGGGCAAGAGTGCAGCAGCGACGACCGACACGCGCTTCAACCTCATCGAGGACAAGGCGGACATCGCCGTGGGCGATTACTGGGAGAACATCGCCTTTGTCGGCAAAACACTGGATGGGCGCAACATCATCGCGATTCTGGACAATGCGCTGTGCACGTCCGGCTTTGAGAACGACAACAAGAGCAAGGAAGGCACGGTCGGGACGTACACGTTCGAGTGCTATGCCGGTTTGGACGGCGACGGCGAGACGCTGCCGTGGCACATCTACTATCCGAACGACACCTACGCTGCGTAAGCGCAGACCGACGCCAACACCGCCGTGGTGACGGCGCAAATCAGCAGAATAATCAACCACAGGGAGAAAGGCACATCGCTTTTCTCCCCTTTTCTATCAAAAGGAGGAATCACGATGGAAAATGAAGCCTTAACCATGCGCCGCCTGTGCGCGGACGACCTCTTCACGATGATGCGCATCCTGTCCAAAATCGGCGTGAACGACCTGCGCAGCGCCATGCCGACCAAGACCGCCGTCCAGCGGGTGCGCGAGGGCAACGAGAGCGCCGAGACTGTCGGCGTGACCGTCGCGCTGACGATTGCAGACAAGCTGCTGTCGCGCCTGCCGGACTGCAAGAACGAGATTTACACCCTGCTGGCGGATGTGAGCGGCAAAACGCCCGCGGAAATCGCTGCGCTGGATATGGGCGTGTTTGCCGAAGCCGTGTTCGACCTGATGGCGAGCGAGGATTTCCGCGATTTTTTTACGCGGCTGATGAAGCGCTTGGGGCAGACGAAATAAAGCTCGTCGATATGCTCTTCCGGCGGTACAGCGACCCGATGCGCCTGCTGGACGGGATGCTGCGCCGCGGGCGGCTGTGCGACTTCATCCGGCAGTGCATTCGGATGTACAACGAGGAGACGGAGGAGAAGCTGCTGTGGGAGGTGTGGCTGCACCGGTGCTTCGACAAGGGCTTCGGCGAGTTTCTGGAGGAATACCGCACGTCTGCACCGATTGACGCGCCGGACATCACGCCGGAGGACATCCAGCACAGCAAGAATCTGCTCGACGGCTTTGTGCCGCCGGGAGAAAGGAGTGGAACGATATGAGCAGCATCTTTGAGCTGTTCGGCACGATTGCGCTGAACACCGGCGGTGCAGAGAAGCAGCTTGCCAAAATCAGCGCGGCGGGCAAGAAGGTCGGCAGTGTGCTGGGCAAAGGCTTCAAGGTCGCGGGCGAAGCGGCGCTGCAAATGGGCAAAGTCATCGGCGCGGGCGTTGCGGCAGGCACAACCGCGATGGGCAAACTTGTCAGCAGCGCCATGAGCGCCTACGCCAGCTATGAGCAGCTGGAAGGCGGCGTGAAGAAGCTCTTCGGCGACGATGCGCAGAACCTCGTGATGGAATATGCGCGCAACGCCTACCGCACGGCGGGGCTGTCCGCCAACGAGTACATGGACACGGTGACGAGCTTCTCCGCGAGCCTGATTTCGTCCCTGGGCAAGGACACCGTCGCCGCCGCCGCGTATGCCGACCTTGCCATCACCGACATGGCGGACAACGCGAATACCTTCGGTGCCAACATGGAGGATATTCAGAACGCGTATAAGGGGTTCAGCAAGCAGAACTACACGATGCTGGACAACTTGAAGCTCGGCTACGGCGGCACACAAAAGGAAATGGAGCGGCTGCTGGCGGATGCAGAGAAGCTCTCCGGCGTGAAGTACGACATCAGCAGCTTCGCGGACATTATCGAAGCCATCCACGTCATCCAGGAAAGCCAGAATATTGCCGGGACGACGGCGAAGGAAGCCTCGACGACCATCTCCGGCTCTATCGGCTCGGTCAAGGCGGCGTGGGCGAACCTGCTCTCCGGCTTAGCGGACAGCAATCAGGACATTGACCAGCTTGTCGGCAATCTGTCCGACAGCGTAATGACCGCGGTGGACAACATCGTCCCGCGCTTGCAGACGATGTCGCCGCACCTCGTGCAGGCGGTGCAGACGCTTGTCTCCACGCTTGGCCCGCAGCTGCCGGGCATCATCAACAGCATCCTGCCAGGCATGGTGGAGACGGCAACGACGCTCATTACCGGGCTGGCGGACGTGCTGCCGGACTTGCTGGGCAGCATCATCGACGTACTGCCCAACGTCGTCAAGCAAATCGGCGGCGCGCTCAAGAAGCTGTTCCCGTCGCTGCTGAAGACGTTCAAGAGCCTCATCGGCAAGATTGACTTCAAGGGGCTGGGAACGGCGATCGGCAGCGGTTTGCGGTCGATTGTGACGAATCTGCCGGACATTATGAGCAGCATCGGCAGCGCGATTAAGTGGGCGTGGGAGAAAAGCGCCTATCCGCTGATTCAGGGCATTTTCAAGGGCGTGTTCGGCGTTGACCTGCCGGACTGGCCGGACGTAGCGAAGACCCTCAAGGATTCGTGGAATACCTTCGTGTCAACTGCCGGAGTATTCCTGCGGCTCGTGTTCGGGACAAGCGACGAAAAGCCGACGGAGGAGGAGCTTTCCAAGGCAAAAGAGAACGTCCAGAAGTGGTGGAACGGGGTCGTGGAGGCGGTCGGCAACTTCTGCTGTATCGACTTCCATGGCATCGGGCGGAAAGCCAACCTCATGGCGAGAGATATTCAGACATGGTGGAACAGCGTTGCACGGCAAGTCAATTTGGTGCTTGGCTTCACGGTGGAAGAGCACGGTTCGGACACGCGCACGAGTTCCAGCGGCGCAACCATGGGCGGCGGCGGAAGGGAGTTCCAAGAGAAGACCGACTTCTGGGGCAATCCTGTCAGCAAAGAAACGCAAGACGCCGTGCTGAATGAAGCACTGAAAGGCGCACAAAAAAACATTCTGTACGGGAACACCACGCCTACATTCTTGCAGCCGAAAATCCCCAACACCTACATCGGCGCACCATCCGCCCACGCTGACGGCGCAGTCTTCTCCAAACCAACCCTCTTTGACACGCACAGCGGCTATCACCTCGTCGGCGAGGCCGGAGCCGAAGCCGTCGCGCCCATCGGCGTGCTGCAAGGGTACGTCAAAAGCGCGGTGGGTGAGGTCGTGGGCGCGAGCATGGAGCGCAAGCTCGACCAGATGCTTGCTGCCCTGCAAAGCGGCTTCAGCGGCATGAATCAGCAGCAGATTGTGCTGGATACGGGCGTGCTTGTCGGCGCAACGGCGGGCAAGATGGACAAGCGTCTGGGGCGGATGGCGCTGCGAAGGGGGCGGAACGCATGATTTACGGGGTAACGCTGGGCGGCAAGCACACCTACCGCGATTGGGGCTTGCTGCCGAAAACGCGCCCGACCATCGCACCGCCGAAGGTGCGCACAAACTATGTGGATGTGCCGGGGCTGGACGGCGCGCTTGACCTGTCCGAAGCGCTGACCGGGCGCGTGGGCTATCAGACACGGGATTTCTCGGCGGAGTTCATCGTCATTGACGCGCGGAACCGCTGGGATGCGCTGTATTCCGAAATACTGGACACCCTGCACGGGCAGCGGGTGCAAATCATCCTCGATGAAGACCCCGGCTACGCCTACACCGGGCGCGTGACCATGAACGCGTTGGAGAGCGACCGCAAGACCGCCACCATCAGCCTGAAAGCCGTCTGCGACCCGTACAAGCTGGAAATCACGGGTTCGCTGGATGATTGGCTGTGGGACACCTTCAACTTTGAGACAGGCATCATCCGCGACTACAAGGCGCTGCCGGTGGATGGCACGCTGACGCTGACGATTCCCGGCACAAGGCGTCCGTGCATCCCGACCATCACGACCAGCACGGCGATGACGGCGGCATTCGGCAGCAAGGAGTACGCGCTGACGGCGGGCGACAACCGCATCAGCGGCATTTGCATCACCGAGGGCGACAACGTGCTGACCTTCGCCGGGAATGGCACGGTATCCATCGACTACCGAGGAGGGAGGCTGTAAATGTACACCATCTACGCGGACGACGCATTGCTGTATTCTCCGGGGGACGAGGAACTTTCCGTCCTGTCCCCCGTGCTGGAAACGCAGTGCAACGCCGCCGGAACGCTCACGTTCGTGCTGCTGCCGGAACACCCGATGTACAGCGCGCTGCACAAAATGCGGACGCGGATTGACGTCCGGCAGGATGACGAAATCATCTGGCGCGGGCGTGTACTGGAAACGGAAACCGACTTCTACCGGCAGAAGACCGTCACCTGCGAGGGGGAATTAACCTACTTGGTGGACAGCGTCCTGCATCCGTACAAATTGGCGGATTACGACGGCACGGCGGCGGGGCTGTTCCGCCTGTACCTGACGCGGCACAACGAGGCGGTCAGCGAGGCGCAGCAGTTTCAAATCGGCAATGTGGACATCGAGACACTGTCCAGCGTGGAGAACACGGGCTACGGCAACACCTGGGACGAAATCAGCGACAACCTGATTGACATCCACGGCGGCTTCCTGCGCATCCGCCACGAAGACGGCGCACGCTATCTGGACTGGACGAAGGAGAGCGGCACGTCCTGCGGGCAAGTCATCCGCTTCGGGGAAAATCTGCTGGACTTGTCCGAGTACGTCTCCGCGTCGGAGGTCGTGACGTGCCTGATTCCCTGCGCCGGGCAGAGCGGCAGCCAGATCACCATCAGCAGCGTAAACGGCGGCAAGGACTACATCGAGGACGCCGCCGGAATCGCCCTCTACGGGCGCATCTGGGGCGTGACGGAGTTCGACGCGAAGGACGCAAGTACCCTGCTGGAAATGGCGAAGGAGAACCTGCAAAAGCGCCTGAAAGAGACAATCACCATCACCATCAGCGCGGTGGATTTGCACCTGCTGGATGTGAATGCGGAATCGTTCCGCGTCGGCGACAAGGTGCGCGTCGTCTCCCCACCCCACGGCATTGACGCGGAATACACCTGCACGGCGATTTTGCTTGACCTCGTGAACCCTGACCAGTCCGAATACACATTCGGCACGCCGGAAACGGGCATGGCAAGCACCACCGCCGCGACCAGCAAAGCGGTGGAGGTCGTCGATTCGTCGGTGGAGTACCTGCGGCAGATTGTCAGCGACCAAAACACGCACCTGCTGCTGTTTGACGGCGTGATTGATGCCTACACGACGAAGGTGGACGACAACACAAAAGCCATCAACACCGTGCAGCTCACATTGAATAGCGTTACCGGGGAACTGACCTCGAAAGTCAGCAAAGGCGACCTTGTCTCCACCATCAACCAGACGGCGGGCGCGGTGAAGATTAGCGCGAACTGCATTGATTTGGAAGGGTATGTGACGGCGAAGGAATTTGAGACGGTGAGCGGCTGGGTGGACACTTTCAATGGCGATTTTATTTCAGCGGCACGGTGCGAACTTGATCACTTGGACGCAGGACAAGCGAATCTCTCGGAAACGTCCATTACAGGCCCGCTAACCATCGGAGGAACGGGCGTCGGCTGGCAGAAGCAGACCGTCGTGACGGGCATCAGCGACGCTCTGCGCGTCTCCAAAACGTCGCAGACCATCACCTACGCAACGCCGGAGGGCGGTGAAAACACCATCAACGTGCTGACGAACGTGCAGGTTTTCGCGGGCGGGCATTACAGCACGAAGGAAATCAACTATCTTGGCGCGGGCGCGTCGGAATAAGGAAGGAGTGCCCCACATGGTCGAAACCATCACCATCGACAAGAAAACCGTGCAAGCCATCATTGACGCGCTGTCCACGGTGGAGGTACGCGGCGCAAGCAACCTGAACGCGCTTTTGGCGTGCATTCAGGTGCTGCAAAAGGCGGTGAATCAGCCGCAGGAGGCGAAAGCATGAGCGAAAGCACGAAGGACTTCCAAACGCTGCTGGACACCATCGCAACGGGCGTGTATGGGAAGGACATCAGAGGGGCGATTCATGACGCGCTGGAATGGCTCTATGAAATCAGCGGGGCGAAACCGCAGAAGGACAAATACGGCACATTCCTTTTCAAACTCCAAAAGCCGATTACATTCAACGGCGGAAATTACCTTGACACGGGCGTAAAGCTGTACGAAAACGGTGACGCGGATGATTGGTGCGTGTGCATCGCATACAGCGGGACGCCGAGTTCGACGGAGGGCTTGCCGTATATTCTGGCGGACTGCGGCAAGGACGGCGAAACGCAGAGCTTCCGTGTGATGCAGAACGGAGCAAATGAAGGCTGGACGGTTTTCGGCGGCAGCGGCGCGTTTCGCATGGACTTGGCAATGGAGAATACAGGCAAAGCATGGTCGGAAATCATCAATGCGGACGGAACGAACGTCTTTATCCTGTCCAAGGAAGGAACGAATTATTCCTTCTACTTGAACGGCTACAAGGCTTACAATTCCGCGCTTGGCTATGCACTGGATACGTCGGCATACATCCCGACGGATGTATCTTTGATTATCGCGGCGAGGCATACCAGCTCCGTCTCGACAATCGACCATCGGACAAGTTTCACGCTGAAAGATGCGAGGGTGTACAATTCTGCCATGGATGACAGCAAGGTGGCACAAATCAACGCTGAAATGCTGGCACTGTAAATTTACAGCAGGAAAACCGCAAAGTGAAAGAAATGGAGTGAATATTCACATGAAAGAATACGTTTTGAATATTTCCGATTCGGGCAAGATTGAAGGCATTCAGGGCATTTCTCTGATGCAGTACGAACACCGTGTCACGCGGTTTGCAATCAATATTTCTGCGTTCGTTGAAAACTACCAGCAGGATGTGCTTTTTGCTTCGGTGACTACGATTTCTGGCAGCGATAGAAACGGCGGGGTTGTCGGTGTCATCCCGGATGAAAACGGCGTGATCTACTATGAGCCGAGCGCGGCGGACACATGCAAAAGCGGGTCTATGGGAATCTTCGTCACGGTGCTGTTTAAGCAGGGGCGCGAAGTCCGCTCGGAGACTGGCATCATCAAGATTGTTGCAACACAGGGAATCAAGGAAGAAACTTTGAGCCTTGGCGCGCAGGCGGCATTGGCGGGCATGTGCGAAGTGCGCTTTTCTTCCATTAATGGCGGGAATCTGAAGAACTGGGGCGACAAATCCGACAAGCGCGTCGCAAAGGTTGACTTTTTCAATAACAAGGAAAAGCGCCACTGGGTCGGATACGCGCAGTTGAAACCGCAGGGAACTTCTTCTCTTGCTTATCCGAAGAAGAATTTCAGCCTATCCCTTTATGAGGACGCGGAAAAGAGCGTCTCCGCCGAAGCACTTTTCGTCAAAGACTGGAAGGCACAAAGCAAGTATTGCATGAAGGCAAACTGGATTGACCCCACGCAGGCCTGCAACGTCGTCTCTGCGCGTATTGCCTGCGACATGATGAAAGGTTATCCGGCGAATGCGGCTGCGCCTTGTCATGGATTGATTGACGGTTATCCTACGCTGGCATGGTTCGACGATGATTGCACCGGACTGTATACCATGAACATTCCGAAAGAGGCGTGGATGTTCGGGATGGATGAAAGCAACGTCAACAACATCGTCATGTGTGCAGAAGACCAGCTGACGGAAGGCGCGTTCCGTGCGGCGGCGACTGAAGTCGGCTGGAGCATCGAGGTCGGCGGCGACGAACCCGCGACAATCCTCACGAAATTCAATCAGATGGTCAGTTTCGTGAAGGACACCGAATCGGAAGCGGAATTCCGCAGCAACTTCTCGCAGCATCTCGACTTGGACGCCTGCCTGAATTATTACTGCTTCGCCTACCTGACAGGCGCGACAGACAACCTCGGCAAGAACATGCTCATGACTACGCGCGACGGTGCTGTCTGGGCGCCGTCGCTGTACGATTTGGATTCGCTGTTCGGTGTGCAGTGGGACGGCATCCAGCTTTTCGCATCCGACAGCCCATGTCCTGGCGCGTATCAGTGCAGAACTTCCTTGCTGTGGGCGAAGATTGAGGAACACTTCCCGGCTGAACTCTGCGAACGCTATTTTGCATTGCGAAATGGCGCACTTTCGCTTGGAAACATTACACGGCGCTGGGATGAATTTGTTGCTCAAATCCCGGAATCGCTCTACAAATACGACGCAAGACGCTGGCTTGGCATCCGCCGAATGCGCCGGACTTTGGAGCAGTCCAAGAATTGGGTGACTGAACGTGCCGCATATTGCGACGAAGTATTCAAGGAAAAATACGACGCTGCTACTGGCGCGCCGTCTCTGGCCCTGAGCGTCGCAGATTTCGTGTCCAATGGCAATAACTACAAGGACACCGAGCAGGCGCTTTTCGCCGGAAAGTGGCGGACGGCAACGCTGCTTGCGCGATTCAAGCCGAGCGTGGATGGCACAGTGTTCTTTTCCGATTTTTCCGAGCGTTATCCCGATCCGGGATATAAGGGCTTGCTGTGCCGGCAGGTTGAAGATATTCTCCAAATTCAGATTTCTGGCGATACAACTTCGATGACGCCCGCTAAGGATACCAGCAGCACGGGTGCCGTCGGCTATAAGGTTTCGGAGATCACGAACGAAAACGGATACATTGAAGTAGGCATTGTGAAGAAAATCGACACATACTACGTCTATATCAATGGTTTGCGTGTCGGTACAGGCGAAATCGACGTGCCGTCTGCAATCACTGAAACGCTACTTCTTGGCGCACAGTGGGATGGCATCGGTGGCGTATTCCGCACTGGGCAGGTGGACATGCCTGTGTTTGAGCTGTGGTCTGGCATCATGACGCAGGACGAGATTGTCCAGCATTTCAAGGAAATCTAATGACCAACCGGGGAGGGGCTGTTCCCTCCCCTCTACCATGTGGGAGGAATCATCATGAAGGGCATCACCTTCGGGAATCTTCACACATATGACGATTTGCAATTGATTCTCACCACAAAAGAAATCGGCGCACCCACCGTGAAAAGCAAAAAGATTGACATTGAGGGTGCGGACGGTGTGCCTCTGCACCCTCACGACTGCTGGACTTGTCCGCTTTGCTCGGTACAGGCTCGGCAATACATGGCTGCCAAGATATTTCGTTCATTCTCGGATAAATACGCGAAAGAAGGAACAAAGGATGATGGATACTATCATTGTTGCGGCAATTTCTCTGATTGGCACGCTGGCAGGCAGCTACTTCGCCAACAGCAAGACAATCGCCCTGCTGTCCTACCGCTTGGAGCAGCTGGAGCGCAAGGTGGAGAAGCACAACTCCGTCGTCGAGCGGACGTTCCAGTTGGAGAACAATGTGCAGACCGCGTTCAGCCGGATTGACGAGATCCGGGGAGCGCTGCACGAGCATCAGGAGGCGTAAGGAAAGCCGGGATGGCGGCGGAGGGAGAAATCCTCTGCGGCTGTCCCGGCGAGTTTTTATTTCTTCACAGTCTAAATTGCAGCGTGCGCATCATGGAAAACAGGTTCTCCGTCTGCACGCCGAACTCATTCGCGACATTCGGAATTTTCGGCATTTTCCACGGCTGTCTCGCATTCGGGTTGGTATTTGGCATTTCAAACGTAACAATCGCGCAGTTATGCGCCTTGGCCGCCGCTATCAGCCACGGGTCAGCAACTGTTTCTATTGCCCATTCATCCAGCGCGGTTTGCTTATAATAAGGGCAGTCTTGAAGGTACTGCATGATTTCGCGGTAGTGCAATAGAATCTGCGGCTCTCTGTGGTCAATGCACTGCTCACGGTGCAGCTTCTTGCCCCAGTCTTTCAACTCGTCGTTTACACAAAGGATTTCATCCAGCACCATATCCAGCATGACGATTTTTCCATCATTGATGTTTTGCTCTAATTGCTCCCAGAACGCGCGAGTGAAATCGAAAGCATAATATTGGCGGTATGGTGCGATAAATGAATTGGTATCAATCAAGAACTTTTGCTCCGACATTTATCACACGCCGCCTTTCTGAGCGCCCACCAGTTTTTCATAAGTAGCGCGATTTGTGCTGGTCAAGCGGAATGCGTCTGTGTACTGCGTTCGTCCTTCTAAGACGCTATTCGTAAGCATCGCAAAAAATCTCTTGTCCATTTTGCTGAGCTTTGTACGGTAGAAGTCACCGCCGCTACCTTTTTCTTTGTTGCGCTGCTTTTCTTTATTGTACTGTTCAATCGCTGCTTTCGCGATTTTGCGGTAAACTTCACGGCTAATTTTCCTATTGTCCAGCGCTCGCCTTGCAATGACAGTAGTGCCACACCTGAAGAAGCCGGACAGCACGCGAATCGCTATCTCCTTGTCGTAATTCTGTATATATTCATTCCATTTTGCAAGAAACAAGTTTTGCGGAACAAGAATTTCTGCCGTAACCGCATTACACAGCACTTCAACAGGGCGAACGGTTTCCGCACCGCTGCTTCTGTCATTAAAAAAGTCGCTTTCGCCCACGCAGACGTGCGCAAATTCATGGATTAAGGAAAAGAGCTTGCCGCTTTCAGAATCATTGGTATTGATAAAAATCAAAGGCGCATACGCATCAACCATTGCAAAGGCACGAAATTCTGCTATATCGAGCGGCTTGTGCGTATTATCGCCCACAATCCCGTTCGCCATAACAAGCACGCCCGCATTGCTGATTGCATTGCGCATGAAACGATAAGAAGCAGCGGCATTCGGATGCTTTTCAAACCAGTTTTCAGATAGTCCCAATATTTCACGCACTTTTGCAGCGCATACCGCAGCATCATCGTGGCTCTTGAACGCGCCGACACAAGCAGGGGGCGTAATTCCCTCTGCAATCATGTATTCCCGCGTCCAGTCCTGAACCATTTCCATCTCGTGGATGGTTGCAATCAGGTTGCGGCTTGGCTGACTGAAGGACACACTGTTGACCGTGCGATATTCCATAAGCGGAACATCCTCGTGCGGCGGCTGCTGCAAGAAGAAATATCCCAGAGGTATGCCGGTTGCTTTGCTGACCTCTTCAAGCTGGTTAAAAGTAGGCTTCTTCTCTCCGCTAACCCACTTTGTCAAATGAGCGGCTGCTTTGGGAGGAAGCGCCGCAAACTGTGTTTTCCGCACAACCCATTGAAGAACCGCATCGGAAATATCTATTCTCGTCTGCAT